TGGGCCAGCCCGCCGTGCCCTACATGGTGCGTTACGACGCCAACTCCGGCAACAACCAAAGCACCGTGCACCAGGGCATCCGGCGCAACTACCTGGCCACCATCAACGATTTGGACGCGCCGGTGCAGAAAACTGCTGATAAAACGATGAAAATTACCTACACACTGCGCAGAGAGGAGAGCTGATATGCAGGGCATTTTTGCGGGGCGCACCCAGCTGCGCTACCCCTACGGCCGTTACGGATACACCCGCGGCGGCGGCAAAATTTGGCACGGCGGTATGGATCTGGTCGGGCTGGACTCGACCGATATACGCATGCCGTATTACAAAAATAAGCGTATCACCGGTAAAGTTGTCCGTGCCCGCCGGGTGACCGACCACAGCAATAAGACTTGGGAGTGGGGCTGGTACGTCTGCGTGCAGCTGGACCCCGGCCAGACCCCCGACGACGTGAATTATCTGTACTTTTGCCACTGCCGCGAGCTGAAGGTGACGGCGGGGCAGGCGGTGGCCAGCGGCGACCTGCTGGCCGTGATGGGCCAAAGCGGCAACGCGGCGGGCGGCTACGACCATTGCCACTTCGAGGCCCGCGCCACGGCTGCCGGCAAGGGCCTGGACCCCAGCCAGTACGCGGGCTGCCCCAACGCGGTAGGCGTGTACGGCGAGGCGCCGGGGCAGGCGGATTCCGGCGAGGAGAATGAGGGAAACGCCGATGCTGCGAAGAAACTGCAGCGTATTTCCATCGGCCCGGTAAGCCGGGGCGACGCCGACGCGGTGTATGCGGTGTGCGTCAGCCGCGGGCTGGTGGCCGCTGGTTTGTACAAAAGTGAATGGAGTGTTTGAATATGAACGGAAATTTGGACAAGAAAAACGGTTTTTTATATGCAAAAGCCGCCGTGGCCGCGCTGTGCGGGGCCTTTACGGCGGCGTTTGGGTGGCTGGGCTGGCTGGTGCTGGCCTGGGCGGCCTGCATGGCGCTGGATTGGCTGAGCGGCAGCGCGGCCGCCGCCAGCAGGGGAGAGTGGTCCAGCGCGGCAGCCCGCGCGGGGATCTGGCACAAAGCCGGCATGGTGGTGGTCGTCTGCGTAGCGGCGCTGACCGACTTGGTTTTAAACGTGGCGGTGGAAAACCTGCCGGCGTTTGGAGATGGTGTTGGGTTTGATTTTGAAGGGGTAGTCCTGCCGGTGGTGTTGGTGTGGTATATTTTTACCGAATTAGGCTCCATTGCCGAGAATGGCGCGGCCATGGGGGCACCGGTGCCTAGTTGGTTGCTTTCGTTGTTGGCCGAAAGCAAGGAGAAAGCCGCTAAGTAGCGGCTGCTTGTGCGGCCCGGCCTATCTCTTGCGGGGCGGCTCCCGCGGCGCTTCACTCGCATGAACGGCTTTCTTCCGTTGGGTGTTCCTTTTGGAACCCCAAAAGGAACCGAAAAGGGTCCCGCTACTTCCGATAGCGCGGGGGGCCCGGCTTAAGAGCGCTGGGTTCGCTTCGCGAACGCGTCGGCAAAGCCGCCGCAAGTCGCGCTCTTAAGAATTTAACAAAGGTTGGTCTGGCGGCTGCCCGCCGCCAATTCCTCTGCAAAGGGATGCGGTCTCGCTAAAGTTTTTTGACTCCACTCAAGGGGAGCCACTACTCTACAAATTTTGGTCACAAAAAAGGAAAGCCCCGGACAGATTGCCGTAATAAAAAGGCCCTGCCGCAGGGTAGGCAGGGCCGGGGTGGCTGCTATTAAAAATCAAAAATACTGCTCAAGATCCTTCTTATCGGTAGAGCACCGCAGCGCGGCCTCGCGGGTAATCTTCCCGCAATCCACCAGCCGGGCCAGGTCGCCGTTCAGGCTGTGCATGCCTAAAGCGGCCCCGGACTGCAAAACACTGGGAATCTGGAAGCACTTATTCTCGCGGATCAGGTTGCACACCGCATCGCTGCCCACCAAAATTTCAGTGGCGGCACACCGCCCGCGGCCGGTGGCCAGGGGCAAAAGCTGCTGGGTGATAACACCACGCAGCACCGTTGAAAGCTGCCCGCGGATCTGGCTTTGCGCACCCGGCGGGCAGACGTCGATGATACGGTCAATGGTCTGCGCTGCGCCGATGGTGTGCAGTGTGCTCATCACCAGATGGCCGGTCTCGGCGGCGGTCACGGCGGCGGAGATGGTCTCGTAGTCGCGCATCTCGCCAACGAGGATCACGTCCGGGTCCTCACGCAAAGCACTGCGCAGGGCGGCGGCAAAGCCGGTCACGTCGCTGCCCACCTCGCGCTGATGGATCAAAGCTTTTTTGCTTTTATACACGTACTCGATGGGGTCCTCGATGGTCAGGATGTGGTCGGAGCGGTTCTGGTTGATGTAGTCGATCATCGAGGCCAGCGTCGTGGACTTGCCGCTGCCCGTGGGGCCGGTGACCAGGATCAGGCCGCGGGGCTCGTCCGCCAATTTCTTCAAAACCGGCGGCAGGCCCAGCTGCTCCATGGTGGGGATCTCATCGTTTAAAAGACGCAGCGTCGCTGAAATTTTGCCCTGCTGGTAAAACACGTTCACACGGCTGCGGGTGCCGTCCGGCGCGGCGATGGCAAAGTCCGCGTCCAGCCGCTGGGTGTCCAGCGCTTCGCGGTGGCTCTCGTCCAGGGTATTTTCAATCAGGGCACGGGTGGCGTCCTCGTCAAACTGCACGGGGGCTTCTACCAGCTTGCCGTCAATGCGGAACATCAGCGGCAGGCCTTGGGAAATATGGATGTCGCTGGCCTTCATCTGGCGGGCCAGCGCGGTCAGTTCATGGATCTGCATAGGTTATCACTCCTCAAAATAGGTGATCTTCAGCAGTTCTTCGGGGGTGGTCACGCCGTCGCGCACCAGCTGCACGGCGCTCTCCCGCAGGCTGCGCATGCCCTGTGTTTTCCGCGCTGCATCGGTCATTTCTTCAATGCTCGCGCCCTCGGCAATCATGCGGCGCAGCGCCTTGTTGATGACCACCATCTCGTGGATGGCCACGCGGCCTTTGTAGCCGGTGCCGTTGCACTGGGGGCAGCCGGTGCCGCGGGCGACAAAGGGGATGCTCGGCCCCAGCAGCTCGGCTTCGGCCTCGGTGACGGGCACTTTCCTGGCGCAGGCAGGGCAGACGCGGCGCATCAGGCGCTGGGCCACCACACCGGCCAGGGAGTTGGCGATCATGTACCGCTCCACGCCCATATCCTCCAAACGGACAATGGACGATAGAGCGTCGTTTGTGTGCAGGGTAGAGAAAACCATGTGGCCGGTGATGGCCGCACGGACGGAGATGGACGCGGTCTCGGCGTCGCGGGTCTCGCCCACCATGATGACGTCCGGGTCCTGGCGCAGCAGGGCGCGCAGGCCGCTCTCGAAGGTCAGGCCCGCCACGTTGTTCACCTGGGTCTGGTTGATGCGGTCCAGGTTGCGCTCCACGGGGTCCTCAATGGTGGAAACGTTCACCTGCCGCTGGGCGACCTCTTGCAGCACCATGTACAGTGTGGTGGTCTTGCCGCTGCCGGTGGGGCCGGTCAGGTAGACGATGCCGTTGGGGCGGTCCAGCAGCGGGCGGAACCGCTTATAGGTCTCGTCGTCCATGCCAAAGTGGTCAGCGTGTTCAATGTGGGTGTTGGTGGCCAGCAGACGCAGCACGGCTTTTTCGCCAAACACGGTGGGCAAAATCGACACACGCACGTTCACGTCCGGCCCGGTCTCCAGCCGGGCGCGGAAATGCCCGTCCTGGGGCACGCGGTGCTCGGCAATGTCCAGGTTGGACATGATCTTGATACGGGCAATCAAAGACTGGTGCAAAGCACGCTGCAGCGTTACATAATCGATGATAACGCCGTCAATGCGCATGCGCACCTTCGTTTCGCCCTCGAACGGCTCGATGTGAATATCGGAGGCGCCGGTGGTGGCGGCGCGCTGGACCAGGCTGTTCAGCAGGCGGATGATGGGCGCGTCGGTGTCGCCGCCCTCCTCGGTCATGTCCACGGCGAACTCCTCGCTGCGGGCGGCGGCCATGTCGCTGCTGTTGGCCTTGCTGGCGGCCTTGCGGGCGCGGACCTCGGCGTAATAATACTGGATGCTGCGGCGCAGGGGCTCCAGCTCTGCCAGCACGATCTCCGGCTCCATGCTGGTCAGCTGGCGGATGTCCTCGATGGCGTAGTAGTTCAGCGGGTCGTTGGCGGCAATGACCAGGCTGCGGCCGTTGATGGCGATGGGCAGCATGTCGTACTTTTGGGCCAGCTCGCGGGGAACCTTCTCCACGGCGGAAATATCCGCGTTGATCTGTGTAAAATCAATCACCCGCAGATGCAGGCGCTGGGCCAGGGCTTCCAGCACCTGGCGCTCGTTGACATAGCCAAGCTCCTGCAAAGCCTGGCCGACGCGCAGGTTTTTGTGCTCTTTCTGGTAGGCCAGGGCGGCCTGCAGCTGGTCCTGGGTGATATAGCCAAAGTCGATCAGGACATCGCCAAGACGGATGTTGTTCAAGATACCACACTCTCCTTATCGCAGAGGATCACATTCAGCTGTACTGTATAGGTGGCGGTGTT